ATCCCAAGCATTGCAGAACTTGAGCATACGAATACCTACTTGGCTAACGTCTTTAGGTACTGCATTAGCTTTGATTGTTTCTCGAATTTTAACTTTAATATCTTCTGGCTGTGCTGTTAAGTCACATAGTTGTACGTTACGTTGATAATCTTCTAAGACTCTGTGTTCTTGTCCATTGTGGTCAACCCACCTCTGAAGCATGAGATTGTTCCACGCATATCCTTTGCTTTTACGATCTTCGAACGCTTCAGTAAGACCAACTTTGTTTTTTGTACCTTTAGTACGCACACCCGGATACGCCGAGAAGACATTATCACTGGTATCACCACGCATACATTTTTCGAACAGCATCCATTCTGGATCTTGTGCTGGCTTTGGCTCGCCTGTTTTCTTGTCTTTAACGGGTTTACCTTTGGCATCAAAGATTCCTTCGTGTGTAATATGTAAATCGCCTACACCGTTATATTGGCTTACATTTTTACTAATTAATTGTGCAAAATCGCCATCTGTCGAAATGATAACGTGTTTAGCATCTGGATGCGCTTGTACCCAACCCGCAATTAAATCATCAGCTTCTAAATTTTCATGACGCATTACTGTGACATTAGTTTTCTCTGTAATGAAATTTTTAAATTCGTCAAACGCTTCCCAGAATAGTTTATCTTCTTCTTGTTGACGTTCGGTTAATGCATCACGTGCTTCTTGCCTATTGGCTTTGTAGGGCTTGTAATAGTCCTTGCGCCAGCTACGACCTTCGAGACAGAACACTACATGAGTGCCACCGAAGTCTTGCCATGCTTTTTTGATACTGTTAAAAGTAATATGAAAAGCCATACCAAGTTTAATATCGGCACTGCCTTGAACTACGTGTCTAGCACGAAAAAATGTGTTAGCAGTATCTACAATAATATATGTCATTCTACTGAGGCTTTACCGCCCCCTAATTTGCTTACGTTGATATAACCACCGATAGTTTTACTTGGTTCTGCTTGACCTGCTTCAGCTAACATGTTTCCTGCTAGGTCTCTAAACCAACGATCGACGATCTCTTCATCTGGATCACCATCAAATCCATATCCAGCTTGTTTCAATTGTACTATAAACAAGTCATTCCAGTCAAGTTCAAAAAAGCCATTCCTAACATTATCTTTGTTTACATGTGTATCTAAAACGGCAACATAGGGCTCGTTACGTACAGTAGCACGTTCCTTCGGAGTCATCTTTGCTTGCTCTTCAGCTTTTTGAGCTTCGGTCATAGATGCGACTGCTTTAGTTTCCATTTCTTTAAGAACTGCTAAGTTTTCTTCTAACTTGTCAATTCCTAACATTCGTTTAAATAAATTTTTAATCATTTTTCTTTTCCATACATGTACAGTTTCGACCTTGGTTACAGTTGCCGGTACAAGCACTAGGCTCACCAAATTTAAATATTCTTCCTATTAGAATCCCCAACGGAAAACTAAGTATTACCCAACCACATATAACGCAGATCCAAAACCACATTTTAGGTACCCCACTCATTTTTAAATAGTGGCACTTGTAAACGATCACTGTAACGTAAACCGTGTTTCATTGCCATCAATGCCACTGACTTAGCATTTAAATTATAAACACTTTCAACACCGCCTACTGGCATAAAGTAAACGTGTCCTTTAAATCCAGCCGCACGATATTCGCTTGCGGCCTTTAATGCGTAATCTCTATCCTCTTCGGTAGCGATTACAAATTTTAAGTATGCTGTACCAACTTGTTCATATTCGCAAACTACTTCTGGAAGAATTGCTTCTTCCCACTTTTCTCCACTACATGGTAACTTGGCACTTACACTAAATGTAATTTCTCTGTTCTTCCAACGTGCCCATTCAGTTAGATAATTTTTAAATTCTGGAGTTAATTTTTGAGTACCGTTTGTTTCGAAAGTAATTTCCTTTAAACCAGACATCTTAGGATGTTCTAACAAATCAGGATAAGCACGTTGCCAACCTAGTAAAGGTTCGCCACCTGTAATAACCAAGTGTTCGTCTAGCCATTCGTTGAAGGGCAGTATCTCAGAGATTCTGTCTGCGATTGCGTCTGATGTAAGCATTGGACTAAGTTCTTTAAAACTAGGATGCCAACTAGCATAACTGTCACACCCCGTAGAAACCAAAGGTAATTCTTCATATTTGTTATATAAATGTACTACTGTAGCAATGTCTTCTGCTTCTGTGCTTAGTTCACCGCTTGGCATTCCGAACCCGGCACATTTAAAATTACAACCAAATGTACGTAAGAAAACAGACGGTACACCCATGTAACGTCCTTCGCCTTGCACACTATAAAATAACTCGGCAATCTTAATTTTACTCATCTTCGTCTTTCTCTAAAAATTGACTTACTTGATCTTCTGCATCTTGAATACTCTCAGCCCATACTTCAAATGTAGCTATACCTTTACTGGCTCGAAGGTCAAATGGAATAGTGCCATTTGGCATCCAATTATCACCTACTTCACGTTTAATTGTGAATTTTTCCATCGTAGTATTTTTCATACGATAGATAAGTTCGTCAGTTAATTGTTTTGCATTAGTCATCTACTTTCCTCCAAGGCTCGTCATTTCCAGCCCAGTCTTGTATATCGCTACTCCAACACATTAATCGATTATAGATCGGGTATACAAATCCTAAATCAAACCAATGCATTGGAAAACTAATCCAATGACCTAAATAGTATAACACTTCACTCAGTATTCTTGCAAATACTTTTTTAATCATTTAGAAGCGTACTCCTGTTGCATTTTGATATTGTCAAAGAATTCTTTCTTTGTACCTGGATCATCTTTAAATGCACCTTTTAATACAGTAGTCTGTGTTAAACTACTTTTAGCCATAATACCTCTGTTTTCGCAACATCCATGTACTGCTTGTACATAGACTGCTATATTTTCTGAATCAGTTGCCTTGCTTATTTCCCTAGCAATATCGTTACACAACTCTTCCTGGAGAGTGCCGCGACGAGCACACCACTGAGCAATACGAGTGTACTTAGACAAACCAATAAGTTTTTGTGCGGCAATGATGCCAATGTAAGCGACACCAACAACGGGCTGATGATGATGACTGCACATAGAGCGGAGCTCACTACGTACCACCAACATACCTTCGTATCTGTCTTCGCCATCGTTTGGAAATGCTGTTGCGTCTGGTGCTGGGTCATATCTGCCACTCATTACTTCATTAAAATACATCTTAGCAAGGCGACGAGCTGTGCCTTTGCTATTAGGATCGTTTTCACGATCAATAAGCAATCTATCTAGCACGGTTTCAAATGCTTCTGTTGCTTCGTCGATTAGTTTTTCTTTAAATTCTTCTGTAACATATTCGCTGATGTTATCGCCAGCCCAAAAACGTTTGTTATCACGCTTCATCTTAAAGCGGATAACATCTGCCAAGTTGCACTCTTCGTATCCGCCATCTCCTGTCATAGCATCTAACCCTGTTTCAAATTTATATGTTTGTGATTCTGTCATAAGTGTTCCTTTGTACTATTATATAGGTTTATTTAGGCGATAGCAATATTTTTCCTGCTCGAAGTTGTCGGCAGGCTTCTTTTACTTCAATCGGATAATCAGGCGAGATTTCCGATATCGAACAATCATATCTAACAGTAACATGGGGGTAATGAATAGCCATATACAATCCGAATACCAATAATCCTGCGCCCGTTAACACTACTAGTACAAAGTCTAAATTTTGTCTGATAGTAGAATTTTGCATAAATGATAATCCTTTTTTGATTTAAATCTAAACAGCATACAATCTTCATGAGGATGACTTGTAAACCGTTCTCCAGGTAAGCCAAATACTTCTACTACATCGGCACAAACTTCGTTCCACCAATATTTGTTTTGGTTATTCCAAAGCAGTTTAATTTCCCATGCTTTACTAACTTTGCAATTTTCCATTTACTTTTATTTCAGCAGCCTTGAGTTCATCTCTTAGAAAATCAATATATGAAGATAGGGCCTCTCGACCCTTTTCATTATTGACGCTTTTTAAATCTTCTTCAATTTTTTTAATTTTATCTTGAAGTTGTTCTACGGTTAGTTCTTTCATTTTTTAATCCTAGCGGCAATGCTACCGCCAAACAAACAATTAAAAGCTAACCAAGTTTGCCAAGTATATGGAATTGCCAGTGTAGGAAATAAAGTGTTCAAACTCCAAATACCTACAATAGGTCCAAATATAACGGCAATTAAAATTAGCGCAATACCGAATAATAACTTAATTAATGCTGATGTCATAACCAAAAATCCTCCCAAGGATAAACTAACCAACAATCTTCGTCTCGTTTATCTACAGTCCAGACATAGTAATCTGGATCTTTAAATTCACTACCGAGATTGTGCGTTAATACTGCGAAGCGAACATTGTCGCCCCATACATGTTGCCATTGTGTTTCGCCTGGCAAGCAACTGTTTTGCCAATCTTTTTTAATCCAAGCGACAGTAGATCCTTGATCATTGATATCATCAACAACAAGAATCTTTTTACCTTCGTAAGCATCTTCACTCATACTACAGTTACTTACACAATCGCCACCGTCTCGTAGACTAACATCTAAACTTGACATCTTGACGCCAGTATATTGACTTAGTAAATTAGCTGGTACAAGTCCACCGCGGGTTATACCTACAATATAGTCAGGCTTCCAATCGTGTGCTGACATTTGGCGAGCGATATCTAATACCGCTCCTTCGACTTGTTGCCAGGTATAGTAAACTTTCTTCATGCTGTTAGGCCATATGCTAGTGTTTGTAATTCTTCTTTAGTCATAAAATAGTTATAAACAGCGGTATCAATGATATCACCATCTTTTAATGTTTGTTGCTCTAAATTAATGCTGAATAAACCTTTGGGTGCAAGTACTTCATGCTTTTTTAACACAAGACGAAAACCTTCGTGTTCTTTAATAACCATTTCTTTATAGGTATCTTTAACTGATTCATGTAGTTCCATCGTCATCTCCTTTTATTGTTTCCCACATTCTATATTTGGATAATTCCTTAATATAGTCATCGTACATCTTTTTCAATTTAGGATGTTTAGCTTCTAGTATAACATCACGTTCTGGAATTGCCAAGACTTTTTCAATAGTCTTTAGCCGTTCTTCAAGATCTACGCCATTGATAACCATACGACCTTTAACTTCTAATTCTGGCGGATTGGTTTGTTTGATAGTCATTGCAACATCATAAGGATTGGCGACACTAGTACCAGTAGTCCAAACAGTGTTGGTTCCAGTTGATGTTATGTAACCACCATTTGGTACGGTAGTATTAGTTAGAACAGGGACAGCGTGATTAGCTGTCGATACGTTAATTGGTGTTGGAAAGTAAGCCATTCTTTCTATCTGATAAGTATTTTTCGAAGTGGATCCATTTATTTTCTACAATAAATCCCCACTCACGTTGGCGCTTACCCACAAAGAACAATGTCCATGGAGTAACGCCTTCTTTTAATTCAATACGGTGAAATGTATGCGTGTTGCCGAAACGGAAACTACCTGGACCACGCCATACTCTTACTTCACAATTCTTTGTACCATCTTCATTAAACTGAGCGATCCACTCATAGTAACCGCCGGCAAGAATAATAGTAAAGTAGTTCCATGGATGATCATGCACATCATCTGGATCTGATTTTAAGAACTTGTGTAAGAACACATTGTATGGAAATGTTACACGTTCTTTGAATAGAACATAGTAGCGTTCTAAATATGGTTCGTTTTCTGCACGATCCATAATAATGCGTTTACGGTCGTGGCGTTCAAGCCAATTAAGGACGTGGTCTTTTATCTTCTGGAGTATCATAATGGTCTACTACTAGTTTATAAGTTGTCTTAAATTTTTCAAATGCTATTTTTAATCCGGGATATTCTTCGCACATCTTTTGTACTTTATCCCAGTCGGGAAATGCGTTGACAAAATCTACTGGAAATGATTGCGACCAATCGTATCCAGTACCGGCACCATTAAGTGTGACAGTTGCACCAGATCCGATGGCGCTGATAGATATTGTGCCGCTATTACTAATACCTGCGCCAGTATAATAGTAACTAGTTCCAGTTGTGTTACTAATAGTAACATTACCGGTACCACCGGCAGCGGCACTGATATTGGCCAACATACTAGGATCTAATGTTATAACATCTTGTGCTATAAAACCAGCACCGGTACTATCACTTGACCATTCGAAGGAGTTCGTTGGCACTGAAGAAATTGTCATGTAAATCCTTTGCTTGTTTTCGGATCATAGGAATTCTTGTAGAATAATTATCCATATGTTCCATTATCTTACGGCATAAATCTGGACGATAAACTGTATAAGCATCAAAACTTTCAGTCCACTTGCTGTCGTACTTAAAAGTATCGTAATACATTTCTGTGTAACTAAGTCTATCCGGAACCATGGGAATAGCATCAACCACTGCACCTTCATAGCAACTAATGCCTAGTGTTTCTTGTAAGTTAGCACTAAACACCATCTTCGCTTCGCCTAACAAGTTATGATATTCATTTTTTGTTAGTTGTTGATCCTGACACACTACAAATTCATACTGCGGTAAGTGTGTAGCTAAGTCTCGAAAAATCTCAACTTGCTTCTCGGGTGCAATACGATGCGGAAAAAGAATTAGGTCACGCTTGGGCATGTTCTTATATACAGTTAATGTATCTTCCATATACTCCATCGGCCAACCTGTGCGTACATATTTGCCAGACTCTAGCATATCTGCCTTGTCCTCTTCTTCCCATGGATTTTCAACCATTCCATCATTTAATAAATTATGATGAAACATGTCAATATGGAATTGAGTAGCAAAGTAATTGTGATCAAATGCCGCAAAGAAACTTTTTTCAGCATGTCTAACCCAAGGCTTATTGCCAACAAGACGTCCAAGAAAATCTTGAGGATCATAACTGCCAGCATGCCAAAGTCCGTGTGTAACTACTGGAATGTTCAGCAGTTCGCTCATGTATTTTAAGTTTATGATACCAGGATGCCAAGCATCAGTAAACAAGAAATGATCGCCAGGCTGAACTGATCCGGAGCAAAATAAACGCCCCATTTGTTCCACTTGACTAGACTTATAGATATTGGTACCACCAAAATT